GCAGCAATAGCATTTTTTGCTAACTCTGCTGCTAATGCTGAAAATAATTTAAGTTATAATTCCGTCTATGACGCAGATCTGACCGCGAAAGCGGTTTTTTCCGTTTCTAAGGAGGAAAATAATAAAAGTAATAAAAAATATAAATATGGAACTCCTCTTGAAAAAGATGAACTAATTAAAATATTAAAGTCTGCAGGTTTTGAAGGATATTCTCTTAAAGTTGCTTGGGCAACGGTAATGAAAGAATCTATGGGTACTCCTAATTCTTGGAATCCAAATAGAAAGACTGGAGACAATTCCTATGGCCTATTTCAAATAAATATGCTTGGAGAAATGGGTAAAGAAAGAAGAGAAAAGTTTAATCTAGACTCTAATGAAGACTTATTTGATCCTGTTCGAAATGCAGAGATTGCTTATCATATGAGCGATGGTGGAAAAGACTGGTCAGCCTGGAAGGGTATTACCTGGAAAACTAAAGAATGGATGGAAAGATATTAAACTTTTGGTATATAAAGAGTTGGATTTGGATTATACTCTGCAAAAGTTCCATCTGACCTAGGAACTTTTATATCTCCCTGAATTGGATCATCTGGCATTCTTTTTCCCCAGTATCCTGGTGGATATAAATATCTACCATCTGTATCATCTTCTTTTAATGGTAATGGCTTTTCGTTATATCTTCCTTTTATTCTAACTAAAACAGTTGCTGCATATCTTGTTCCCTCTGTTACTTCTTTAACTCCATGAATAATATCTCCAACATGCATTACTAAATCTTTTCTTTTTGGTTTATAATAATGATCATATTCTGGATAGTAAAGTTCTCCTCCAACATAATCATCATTTAGATAGATGACAACACCCCAAAAAACTTTTCCTTCCATCCAATCATGATTGTCTACATGAAGAAACATTCCTTCATCTTTATTTCCAGCATAATCTTCTGGTATACCATCTTTAAATACTCTCATCAAAATATATTCGCCTATATTCCATTCGGCATTTTGATCATCTTCATTTAAAATTTGTTTTAATCTATTATTAATATTATCAAGTATTGGTTGTATAGAATCCATAACATTTTCAAATCCTGGCTGATCTTGCATCTGTCTTCTACTTATTTGTCTTTTATTAAAATATCTTGCAACTTTATATTCTTGTAATTTATCATAAGGAAAATTATGCATAAAATTATAAAGTTCAACACACTCTTCTTCTGTTAAAAAGTTTTCATATACCCTAGATTTGCCATCGCAATGAAAATATTTAATCACTATAGTTCCTCCTTTAATGAAATTATAACCTTATCCCATTTTCCAATGGGACATTCGGCATGTGGAAGTTTTGTTTTTGCTTCCATAAAACATCCACATTTTTTGCATTGCGATGTAAGTTTAATTAGTTCTGGACATGCTTTACAAATTTCAAATCTTTGATTAGCAATATCAGTGTTAACCTTTTCAATATTTTTATTAAATAGGTCCCAAGGTCTTGCTTTTTTATTATTTAAATTTTCCATTTGATTCATTATATGTCATCCCAACAACAACATCTAGTTTTCCATTTGGCTTAATATAGTCTGTTAGATCAATAATGGTTGGATCACTTAATAAAATTGCTGCTGTTCTTTGCTGAACGTTCATAATTTCTACTACTTGATTGTCTATAACTAAAGCAATTGCGTTTAATCCTTCACGAATTTTTGATGTAGCAATATTAAGTCTTTCTGGATCTTCTGTTGGAAGTGGTGGCTCTGATAATAAAATTTCTTTATTTATATCTGGTGGCAATTCGCTCATTTTATCTCCTTAAATATATTATACACTAAGAAGTTGGTCTTCCAGCACTATAATATAAAGAAAGTGCTCCATTTGCATTATATTCACTGCCACCATATGCTATTCCAGCGTAATTTCCTTTAGTCGGATTAGATATATTTTTTACAATAGCACTACCCATTAAAACATTACTATTATTAAATGGTCTTATTGTAATTTGATTATCTCTTGTTACAACAGATATATAATTTGGTACATTATCTATATTATAACTTGTTGCATTTACTATAATATCTGTAGAGTATGTTGAAACAGTGCCTGCAACACATTGTAAAACTTTAATTTCTGTATAATAACTATAGTCTTGATAACAAGTATTACATGCTGTTGCAGAACAACAACAACTCATACTATCTGCTATTGCATTTCCACACGCACAGGTAAATCCTCCAGTACATGTAGTTGTTGCTGTTGCTGGAAAAACATATTGTAATGTATCTGGATGAACACAATTTGTTCCAGAAAGTAAAAATGGATCTGGACAACTATATGTTGTCGTATAAGAACAACAACAATTCATTGTATCTGCCTGACCATTGCCACATGCACAAGTATAACTGCTACAATATGAATAACAATTACAAGAATATGGATTTCTATCTAATGCAACTCTCATATTACTAATTGCTGCCCACCAGTTATTTGCATCTGTTACCCAAAATGCTGGACCATTTCCTAAATATCTGCTAGTATAGGTTCCAGATACTTGATCAGTTTGTTCTACATCTACAGTTAATAATGGATATGTATTTGCTGCTGCTGAAGATATAACATAGTTTGAGGATTGAATTGACCACGACTGTCTTAGTTGTGTTAATTTATGACCAGTAGTAGTTGTTGTTCCTAATGATGAACGATCAAATGTATCTATAATAGTTGTAAATACGTTTCCTAATGTTCCTAATGGTATAAACATTTACAACTCCTAAATTGTCAAATCGCCAATTAAAACCCACTCGTTAGCACCCGTTTTAATTATTGTTGCAGCAGAATACTGTCCTGAAAGTTTTTTATGACTATTTCTACTATTTAGTGTAACTCCAACTGCTGCAGCAACTGAAGTTTGAACTGATCCAGTTTGAATAATATCTATTCTTGTATAGTCTGGAAAATCATTTGGTGCAGATGGATTTACTGGAATTGTTATAATAGAGGTTCCAGAACTAACATTCATTAAAATTGTTTTACCTGCATCAGTTGCTGCTATTGTATAGTCTGCTGTTTTAGCAGATGCATCAACTGTTTGTTTTAATACTCTTACTGAGTTTGCAGTTGCAGCCTGTGTTGTTGATGTGCTTGTTCCAGTGTCGTTAAGTTGAACTATGCCTGAAGCGGATGTAGATGCAGATGTTAATGCTGACCATTCAACACCTTTAGTTGCTCCAGAATTAGCCTTTAGAAAATATCCATCACTGCCAACAGCAAGTCTATCAACTGTATCGTTTGCAGTTCCAACTAATAAATCGCCTTTAGCATCTATAACTGATTCTAGAACAACACCTTCTAAACTTGTATCAATGCCATCAATTCTTGTATCAATATCATCTAAATATTTTGCAATACCTGCTGTTGCCGTTCCTTCTGGCTCTGCTTCTTGACCCCAATGATAGTATTTAAGTGCAACCTGAATATCGGCTGGATCTGCCATTGCTGGAATTTTTGCTAGGGGATACTTAGAACTTCCTATATTTGTGGCTGCCATAATATAAATATTATAACATAGTTATTCTATGAGGCAGAAGAAGTATTGTCCTCACCTATACTAATAGAAAGCATTACATCGTAGTCTCCAGAAAGATCAGACCAGGATGTTCCATTAAAAGACTTTGCCTTAATTGAAAAGTCTAACTCTGTAGTTGTTAAGGTTGGTTGTGTGATTACAGATGATATAACATTTGTTGTTCCTATAATATTATGATGTACAATAAAACTACCGCTTGTTTCTGTAATTCCAAACATATCATTTATATCATAAGTAAAATTTGCAGTTCCAGAAATAAATGTTACAGTTTCATTTACATTATATGTTAATGGTGCAAACTTGCCAACAATTGTCCAAGTTCCATCAATATATTGATATAGTTCTGAAGTTGAAACATCTAAATACATATCATTTGCAATTGGAGTTTCTACAATTGTTAGTGGGCCTGGAGCACCAGTGCCAACAAACTGTTTGCTACCTCTTGTTCCAGTTTGTCCAATATCTACAGAAACTGTAATAGACTCTGTTGGACCATAAACTGATAACTCTGGATCAATTACAACAACCTCTGGCATTATTCTGCTCCAGTAACATCATCTTCTACAGTTATTGCTCCAGTTAGCAAGGTATAGCGAAGATCTGCACCATTATAAATTTCAACATCATAATAGTACGTAGATCCTCCTTCTAAATATCTACCACCATCTGGTTTAATCGTACAAGTGATTGTGCTATTTTCAACATCAATAGTTGCTGATAAAGGAAAGTTTCCTTCTAGTTCAACAATTGAAGAATATGTAGATATTGCAGAGGCTCCTCTAGCATCAGCAATTGTAAAAATTGCATCTCTTCCATCTTCTTCATCTAAGTATGATGATAAGTCTAATGCGTTTCCATTAGAATCTTTTGGAGAAACTACAAACCTAAATGTGTCACCACGATAGTAATCAAAGTTGTATGTACCTGGAAATGCCATGACTTTATTATACCACTAAGAGACATGCACTGTGATAGATTTAATTAAAAACTCAGAATCAAAGTCTGATCTTACTTCTGTAAGTGGGGATTCTATTGTCATTTTTTCTGTTGATAAATATAAATTTTGTGTTACAGAAAAATCATAAGAATATTGATATTTTAAGTTTGCAACAAACTGAGTATAAGAAATATTAGATTCTGGGAAAACTGTTCTAATCCAAAGTTCTGTATTGTTATTATATGTTGTTACGCTAAAATCATATGTTATCGCTACCTTTGCTCCAACCTTTAATCTTTTAAAATTTAACCTTTGAGTTTCTGCGTTCCAAAGATCTACAGATGTTTTTGGCAAAAAGTCTTTGTTTATAAGAATATTTCTTTTATCTATAGTTATTTGAGACCATCCATCGTTTCCTCTAGACAAACCAATTATGTTATAGTCAGTATTTTTATTTATATATGATGCCCATCCAGGAAGTTGACCTGAAGGTGGAATTGCATCTTTTCCATCTTTACCATTTTCTCCAGGATCGCCTTTATCGCCCTTTAACCCTTTCTCTCCCCTTTCACCTTTATCACCTTTAGGTCCCTCAGACCCTCTTGCTCCTTGTGGTCCTTGTGGTCCTTGTGGCCCCGCAACGGGTATATATTGTGGAATTGGATTTTCTGATAATTGTAACGATTCTACTGCTTCAGCATAAGATTTTTTATGATTTGCTTTTCCTGGAATTTCAATTCTTTGTGATACGCTCATTATTCACCAGTTTTAATTATAAAGATTTTTTCATTTACCTTTATAACTTTTGCTGGTGTAACGGCTGGAGCGGTAATTTTAATTATCATAGCGCTCCTGGACTTATATCGCTATATACTGTAATAGTTCCAATTATTGGAGTCCATACAACGTCATCGTCTGTTGTAATTTCTAAGTCAAATGGTAGGTCTGCAACTATAGTTTTATAACCAACTCCCCAATACTTTGTAGTTTCGGATGGGGCTGTAATAATCACATACCCATCATATTTATCAACTACAAGTTCATCTAGTAAATCTCCAGAAGCATCATAGGAACTTGAAACAAAAGACCAGTTATCTATATCAATTACGGTTATTTCATCATCTTCTAGAAAATCTACTCTGAGTGTGGCTGTATCACCACGAACAACCTTCCATTTAATATTTACTGGATTTGCTCCAACTTGGTTAATTGACGATGTTCCACACATAGTAAGATTATAACATAATTATTGATTTTTACACCAGAGGGCATTGAACTTGACAAACAAAAAATCATAGTGTATACTTTAAATATATATAAATATAAAAGATATATACTATAGTTAAATATATTTATATATTATATATATTATATATAGATATTACTTATTAATCAAATGATCGTAAATACTATTAACACGTTCTTCAAGTCTATTGACCTGATCTTTTAAACTTGATCCAGAATTCGGGCGGAGTTCGGAGAGATAATGTTTCACAAGAAACTTGACTCCTCCAATTAGGAATGCTAGAATAGATAGAGCAGTAAGTGTGAGTCCGAACCAATCTTGTACTGACATGATAAGATAAATTATAATACAATTTTTAGGAGAGTTTTGAAAAAAGAAATACTTGCAACACTTGACTATTCAAAAAACCTAATAATTTCCCCTGATATTGATGGTCTGATCTCCGCAAAATTAATCTGGCAATATAACGGCGCAACGGTTGTTGGTACATATGATAAAAATCTTTTACTTCTCGCGGATGGCATCGATCCAGAGGAATGTCTGTTCGTTGACTGTGATATGAACTCTCCGAAATACGCATCTATTGGAAACCATATGCGACTTATGGAAGATAATATTCACATAGAATCATTTAATCCCAATACGCATTACAAAGTCAAAAAGTATAGCGATAAGTTTCCGTTCGCAACTTGTTTTCTTCTCGCGTTTGCAATAGAGTCTGAAACAACCCTTTCTGACAACTTATGCATGTCATACGCAGATTCGACTTACAAAAATAAAGTCGACTATGCAGAAAACATGCAGAATTGGTCAATATTGTTGGATTGTCCACAAACACAGTTTGTTATGAACAATGATATCCACATGTCTGTGGAAAAACATATGGCTCATATGGAAGGCAAGCAAGGCTTTGTTTCAAGGAGATTAGGCAAAGATAAGTATATGGCTCAAATGAATGATGCACTAAAACAAGAGTCTGCCTGGAATTTTGGGTTCAAGGAATTGACCAGGGGATATAAGTATCAAACAGGCCTGGTAGACAAAACCACCTGTATAAGATATAATAAAGATATCATGTCATATGCAGAAGTCTATGGTGGCGAATATAGTGTTACATATAAGGATGAAGTAGAATGGTGATTGAGCCAGAAACAGATCTTGGTAAATCCCGTTTGGAAATTTGCATGAACTGTGAATGGCTTCGCAAAAACACTATGACTTGCAGACAATGTGGATGTGGTGTTAATATTAAAGTAGATAGATCAGAAAATAGTTGTCCAATAGGGAAGTGGTAATAATGGAATACGGCAAAGATGCTATACATATTGAACATAACTTTGCATCAAAACAAGAACTTGATGCTTTAAACACATATATGAATGATCTTCCTGTTCCAGACTTTAAGAGCATAAATCTTATTGGCGAAATTCCAAATTTACAAATTGTTGGAAGTATGACCTTTTTAGGAAACAAGATAGAAAACTTTGTAAAAGAAAAGTACTTTCCAAAACTTGGATATTCAGTTGCAAAAGTAAATTGGAGAAGAGAATTAGAACTTATCAAATGGGCACCATATGCATGTCTTCCAGCACATAGAGATGGAGATGTATTCCCAGAACATCCTATGATTACAGTAGGTGCATTGATCTATCTAAATGACGAATACCTTGGTGGCGAGATTGCTTTTCCAAAATATGACGTATCCGTCAAGACAGAGCCTGGAGATCTAGTTATATTCCCTTGCCAATATCTACATGAAGTTAAAACAATTATGCCAATAGAAGATGGAGAGACTAGAAGACATACTATGACAGTCTTCTATACAGTTACACTAGATGATTACCGATCCTAAAGAGATTATGGCAATAATAATCGATGAGTTTACAAAACAAATTATTGCTAATGCCAAAAAGAGAGGTTTGTCCCCTGCCGAAATTGAGAAAGAGTTAGAAACAAATTATAAGAAGTTACCTAGGATCGCTGCTGTCGCTACCAAGCGAATCATCAGTGGATAGTTCTTGTAGAGTTACATACCATCTAAAGTTTTTAAATATTCTTTTATCAATAATAACTTGATCATTATCTTTATTCATTTCTAGCATATTATCACAAAATAACAATGCTTCTTGTTTAAGTCTATTAAATGCCTTCTCTGCTTCTGTCATAGTTCTTTTACCAAATCTACTAATAGTTGTTTAATTTTTATTATTTTCTTTTCTGCCTCGTTAATTTTTTCTTCATACCAAAGATTGCCATAAGCATCGTCTTCAATTTGTTTGGCTATCTCTAATTCTGAAATTTTTATTTCAAGATTGTCTAGGTTCTTCAGGAGATAGTAGATCTTTGATAGATTGCTCATCTTTACACCCGCAATTCTCGCAAACATCTTCCTTAAATATCTTCAAAGCCAGATTATCATCTTCGTCCTCAAAGTTAACCCATGCCTCGAAATTTTCTAATATACCCATTTAGATTGACCACCAAACTGTAGGATTTTCATATTCTCTGCTCCAAACATTCATTTCTTTTTGATACTTTTTATGTTCTTGTCGCCAAGCAAGCCATTTTGTTTTATGGGTTGGTTCATCACAGTTTCTACAGATATAGTCTATAGTTTCTTCGTATACATGTGAGCAGATCATGTATTTATTATACCCTGAAAAATCTGAAAAATTTTGTATTTAGCAAAATCTGAATATTTTTCAAAGATGTACGATGCAGGATTTTAAAAAAAATAAATAAAAAAATTAGTGAGCACACACCACTATGCACCCACTATTTTTATATACTACACACAGGATCTTTTTTTATTTAGCAAGACCCCCTACGTACCCGCTAACTCCTAATAAATCAGCGTCAATTCTGACACGACTACCACTAGGTAATTTTGTAGGCAGTTCTTGGATAAATTGCTCTGCTAGTTTCTTTTCTGTAAAGCGGATAACTTTTTCAGTACCGCTTGCGTTAGTTAGTTTGATGTTATACATATTTACTCCTCACACTCACAAGGCATGACCATCATACCTTCGTCACCATAAAACACGAATCCAGCGCTTGTACATTCAATACAATAAACGCTAATAACATCTAATAAATTACCCATTCTTTTTCCTTTCTTCTAGGATAGCCTTAGCCTTAGCGATACTATCTCTAATTTCTTTTTTCTTCCATTCAGGAAGTAAATCACCTCTATAGTTTGGTGACTTTCTATCGTATGGCACTTGTTGCCATTCATCTTGATAAATACTCATTTTGAGCCTTTCTAGTTTAGAGACTTTCTCTAACTTTCTTATGGTGTAATCATCCCATAAAAATATAAAAAAATCAAATCCAAAATGCTAATAAATAGGACATTTCCAAAAATATTTTTTCTTTGACTAAAATGACTGCCTAAAGTAGGGCAAAACGGACACAAAGGCCGGGGGCTGTCCAAAATGTCCGATTTATGTACGTGATGTAGATAACAGAAATTACATTGATGTAAAACGGCGTGTCGTTTTGACTTTTGGGCTTTTATAGGCTAGTATTAGAATATAACAAAATAGAGGTTTGAGCCTAGCAAATAATCCGAAAGGTGAGCCTAGCAAATAAAGCCTCAAAAGAAAGTATCTTAGAAAGGATAACTGAAATGAATAAAGTAGATGAATATAATAAGGCTTCTGAAATAGCAGAACGTTTGGGAACAACTCCCGCAGATGTTCTCAACCAATTCGAGGAGTTCTACGCAGACTGGATGCGTGAAGAACAATCCTATGAGATGGAGTTTTAATATGAACATTCTAAATAAAATTAGATTCAATACACAAAGCACTTCAGATATCTTAGGTGCAGTAATGGTAGTTATCTTTACAGCGTTCTTCTTTGCTGTAGGTTTTACTGATTGG